AGCGTCATTTGCCTTATCTACCGCACTGTTCGCGTTATTCTCAGCGGTTTGCGCGGTGGTCTTTGCTTCGTTTGCCGTGGCGACTGCTTGTTCCGCTTTGCCGACAGCATTGTTTGCCAAAGTCGTGGCGTTGTCCGCTGTGGTCTGTGCGGCTTCTGCTGTTTGTTGAGCCGTGTCCGCCGATGATTGCGCTGTTTTAACCAACCCGCCGAGTTTGTTTATCGCCCCGACGACCGTCTTTTCCGTAGGTGCTTGTTCAAGCGCAATGCTCTCATCTTCTTTGTCTTGCTTTTTCGGCATAAGAGCGTTCAAGGCTTGCACTTGTGCGTTCAAGTTTTCGAGTTCGCTCGGCTCGTCAAGTTCGTCCCTATCAAGGAACGTGCTTTGCATAACGTCCAAATGGCAAGTTTGGCTCGTGATAACCGAAAGCACAAGAGGCGGCGTGTCGCCCGATTGCTGTTCAATGTTGACAACGTTGATAATCAGCACGGGAGAGTTCTCGCCTTGTCCCGCGTAAAAGGTAAACTCTTTCGGCAACTTTCTTTCGTATAACGCATATTCCACGCCCTTGTACATAAGCGTTTTAAGATAGCGCATATAATAGTTTTTGCTGACCTTAATCGAGCCGTCGCGAGCCGTGTATGTCATACCTATTTTCGTGGACGTAGAAGCCACGTAGTCAGCCGAAACAGCACCGCTTGACGTAAATATCGGCGCAAGTATGCTCGTCGGCACAAATACGTTTAAGAGTTTGTTTTGAAATTGCCCTTGATAAAGGGGGAAGTCTTTTTGCAAATCGGCAATTCTGCCACTTTCAGTTAAATAAATTCTAATTGTGTTCATTTCAACCTCGTTAAAAATCTTTTTATTATATTATACGCTTTATAGAAGAAATTATTGCTTTCTCTTGAATATCGCGTCTTTGTTCGGTGCGCCCCATACCCACTTTTTAAGTGCTTGCGCTCTTGTAAAGTGTTCGGGAATATTCCTTGCAATGACAAATTGTGTCTTGTACGGCAAGGACGGACTTTCCGCGCCCTCGTCGGGGTTAAGCGCAACATCGCATAACAACGCTATCGCCTTAACTCTTTGATAGCCCTCGGTATTTGTAAAATGATTGTCCGAAACATTTGCAAACACTGTTTCAAGGTCTATGCCGAACTTTGTAACGACTGTCTTGTTGCCGTTCAAGGGGTTTGTAGCCGTCGCGGACTTGTCAATCGCATAAGTAAAATACTTATCGAGTTGCGTTCCGTCTTTGCCCATAGGCGGTATGATAACGCTATTATCAACATACCCCGTAGAAAGTTTGTTCACTTCTTCGGAAAGCAACACTAATCGCAAATTCGACTTTTTCGGCAAGTACACATAAGGCGACAAAACGAACGTGTCGCTATTCGTAATCATTTGCAAGTTGTAGTTGACCGAAATTGCCTCTCGGCAGTCTTTCAACAAGCCTATCCCTCGCCCGTTAAAGTTAGTATCAAACGCTCTAACGTTCGTCGCAAGCACATCTTGTTTTCCGATAAAGTTGCTTGCCGAATTGTCCTTTGTCGTAATCGGACACTCGGGGAACGCCATAATTTCAGCGGGTGTCGGCGTGCCGATGCTCCCTAAAATGTAGAAGTCCATTAAAGAAGCACGACCGTATATATCCGTGTACTTAACCGCCCACAACGAGTTATAAGAGCCTTTGCTCGGCGTTTCGTTGCTTATCTGTTCCGTGGCGATAACTTTGTTGCCCGCAGAATAGTTGTCTTCCATATCGTATTCGTAGGTCAAGGTCGTTTCGCTCGAATATGCGTTTATCGGGTTGATAACTTCAAGATAAAGGTCGCTTTGCCCAACGGTTTGGTCGTACCCGCCCGTGTCTTTGTCGCCCTTAAAAACGGTAACGGCATATTTCGCAAAGTCCGTCCCGACGCCCGCAATAAGGCTCGCTAAATGGTTGTAGTCCAACACATAGTTTCCGTTGTATGCGAGTTGCGTTTCGTCGTCGGTCAGCAATAACAAGTCATTTATGGCAAATTCGCGCCAAATAAGGCTTTGTTCGCTTATCTCGTAAAATCTCGGCTCGCTCGGAATGCCGATGATATTGCTCAACTCGTTGTAGTCTTTGCTGAATGTTATCCTGCTTATAATGCACGAATGATAGATTGTATGCGTAACCTTCGCCACATAGTAAAGTTCGCCGTCTATGCGGTATAATTCGCCCTTGTGTTTTATGTTGTCCCAACCATCGTTCCATTCGCTTTTTTCGTACGTATTGTTGCCTGTTCTTATGAGTTTTCCGTACATCTGATTACCGAACTTTATGCTGTCAATAACAACGTCCGTTTGGTTGTTAAATTGATTGTGTTCGGGGTATCTATCCCACTTTGAGTTCAGCAAATATTTGCGTAAATCGGGACGGATATGGTTTTGGCGTACGCTGTCTTTTGTCCTGTATCTCACAAAGAACGAATAATCGTTGACTTTGTAATTCGTCCAACACCCACTTTGGGGAGCGGGAGCGAGTACAGGGTAGCCGCTAAATGCGCTATAAATCGCCTTTTTAATCGCATAATCGGTATAAATGTTCGTGTTTGCTTGCGGGAGTTGATAGTCCCCACCCGTGATTATGTTTGTGCCGAGTTTGTAATAAAGCGCAATGCCCCTATTCGGGATAACCGTATAATCAATCGAAAGCGTTTTGTAAACGTTCTCTTCATAGATATATTCGGTCAAGTCGGCAATCGCGCCGTCGCTGTTCCGCCTAACTTTAATATCCAACAATTCGATAATAGGCTTTGACACAATAATCTGCGCCGTATCATTCGACACCAACAGTTGCTCGTGCGTTGTTTTCGGCGACACCCATTCTTCCACATATCCGCCTAATTGCACCATATTCGTAATGTAGGAAGAAGTCGCGCTTATGTAGTCTTCAACGCTTCGGCTGTTAAAAAGCGACACCTTTGTCCCGTCTTTGTGTTGCTCGTCCGTGCGCCCTAAACGATTGAAAGTTATCATAAAGCGGTCGTCCGTGCCAAATACTAACTCGGGGATAGCGTGAATGTAGTTGCCCACTTCCACCATAATTTCCCAAAGGTTTTTTTGGTTGTAAAAGTTCTCGATTATCGCCGTTGCGCTCAATTCGTCCCTAAAATTATCGTCAATGTAGAATGGTATCGGTGAATTGTTCACGTCCGCAATATAAAAACCGTCCTTTTTTTCGTAAATGCCCGAATTGACAATCGCTTTTTGTAACAAAGCAAGCGCGGAATACGGCGTTGATGAAGAGTAAACGATTTCTTTCGTGTCTATGCCGTAAGTAACGAACGAGGCTTTACCGCTCGTGTTTTGCGCGGTCATATAAGAGTTTGTTACAAAGGGTTTTGAAAAGCCTCCTGCGATAGAAGAAAATACATAGTAATATTCTTGATAATAACTTGGTTGCGCTCCTGTAAATTTTTTAACAAACGAATTATCGCTTGGCACATTATCATCAAATTGATGTAATGAAAAAGACACTTCATATCGACAATCTTTCTTAATATCAATAGATTGCGAAATATAAGACGGCGCGGGCGCAGAAGTGTCCGTGTATTTTTTGTAATATTTATAAGCGAAGGGCTCTGCTGTACCACCGTCCCCAAATGCTGTCGTTTGCTCAATTATCCATTCCCCATTCAAAATATCTCTTTCGGGAACTATAATTGCATAAGGACGTAGAAAAGAGTTGGATATAATCGCTCCTGTCCATTGCCGACTTATCGTTTCAGAGTTAAGCGGATATTCCCTAATTGTATAATCAACCGACGCATATCCAACGCTTGTAAATTCTTTTTCGTGGTTTATTCCACAAAATATTAAAATTTTAGGAATTGCAAACCGTGCGGAATAAGTCCCTTCATCGTTCTTAAATTTCTCAATATTGTTATATATTGTTTCAAATGTTTCTCCCCCATTGTTAATAATTTTCGGTTCATCAACAACAACAAAATACTTTCCAGAAACATTATAAATTGCTTCATCGGACAGCGTTCCGATGTGAGGAATTTCTTCTTTGTAATTTCCAAACTTTTTGGCAGGCGTAAACGTTTTTTTCACAAAGTCAAAAGTTGCCGTGGTATCGGGAAACGCAGGCACTTCTTTTAGCGAAACATCTTTCAGTTTATAAGTGCTTGCAATATTGTCCACGAGCCTTTTTTGCGCCACAACGCTCGGCTCAATCATCGAAATGTGATGGTCGAAATAGGTTTCATCGCTCAATACGGGTTGATTGACAATATCTCTTGAAACACATCTATGTATCGTTTCAACGATTGTCCCGTTTTCGAGTATATCCACGATGAATTTTGTTTCGGGTTCAAACGCAGTTTTTGTAGTCAGCCCGAAAAGCGTAATCTCGGAAGTGTCGAGAATTTGAGTAATATCTTCGGTAACATCTTGCCCTTGCGAAAGAAAGCGCGAAAAATCTTCGCCCCTGTACCCGTCTTTCGTGCTATCGTATTTGTATATCTTTATCGTAAACATTTATCTCAATCTCCCTGCCGTAAGGTTTATGCTCGCCCTTGCTCTGTTGTATTCGATTGCGTTGTTCTCTTTGAATACTTTGTAATTAAAGTCCCTTTCTCGCCCCGCATACTTGAAAGCAATCGACGTAGTGGCAGAAATAAGCCCAAACGCAGTACCCAAAGCAATGCCCAACGGTCCGCCCGCCGCGCCATAGGTTGCGCCCATTGCTACCGTAGAGGCAAAGTTTGTCCCGTCTTGATATATCTCATAAGTCCTTGAAATGTTTTCTTGCAACGCTTGGTCGCCGTACTTGTCGCCTATGCCTTGTATTGCATAGTTTACGCCTGCGCCGATAAGTTGTTTACTTACCGCAAGTCCGTGCGTAATGTTCACGCGGAGAAATTGCTTTGACTGCGCGTAAGTACCTGCTTGTTTCGTGGAAGAGGTCGATGTCGGTTGACTTTCGGACACTTGGTCGGCGGGTTTTTCATTCGCGCCTTTGTTCGCAAGCCCCGCGTCTTTCCGCACAATAACTTCTATTCTTTGCGTACCTTGCTGATATAACATTGCCTATCTCCTTATCTTGCCCCAACCTTTTGTAGTAATGCTTGAAATGTTGAAATCGTTGTTCGTTAAAACCTTTTGCATCCGCTCTATAACATCTTTGTACACATAAGTATGACCGTTGCTCTTTATACGGATATAAACGGGTATATTTACGTCTTTAACGGCTTCTTCCTTGCCGTCATACATAACGCACCCACAACGCCAAAAAAGGTCGTTAAAAGCCATTGTAAGCGGTTTATTGAAGTCGTAGAAAGACAATGTTTTCGCGGTTGTTAAAGATTGTGCCAAAAAGCCCGTTAAGTCGGGACGATTTTGCGTTGCAAGCGGGGTAGTGGTAAAAAAGTTTTCCAAAGTCGCCTTTGTTATGGGCATTGAAAGATATTTTGTTTCCCCGACAATATTGCCGTTCTCGTCGTACTCATCGTCGCCGTTAAGTGATATTTCGACTTCGGTATCACCATAAGACAACGCGTTTGCAAGATAACTTATCTTAAAATTGCTTGCGACAACAACCGTTTCTCCCAAAGGTGTCATAAACGGCTCTTGTTCGTATGTCAAGTCGCCCAACAAAATATACGCCTTGATAATATCGCCGTAAGAGTTTTGTATGTCTTGCGGGTTTCCCAAAAAAATGTTCCGTAATTTTGAAATATAATAGTCAAGGTTATTGATTTTGTCGGCTTGTATAAGGAAAGTAATTCGTCCTAAAATGGTCGCGCTGTCAATGTCTTGACTTGCAACAACTTCGCTGTCGGTTTTTTCCACCAAAGCGTACGCTTGGTTCATTGAAAAGTTAAGGCTTCTCACCCAGTCGTCCAACACCGAAAGACTTTGGTCTTCCTCAAATGTTTGTTCTGCGACTGCGACAAGGCGGTCTTTCCACTTGTAAAATTCTATGTTCAAGTATTGTGCAAGCTCGACTTCGGTCTGCTTTCCGTTATCTTCGTCAACAAGCACAATGTTTTCGCTGTTCGGGTTGTTGTAAACAATCTTGCCGTTTGTGCGCTTTGAAGCCCAAAGGTTGCCGTTAAAGATTGTGTCGATTATGTTTTTAATGTCAGAAAGTGTGAAAATAGTTCTCATTTTATTCCTACCTTTTGTTGCCACTGTTCTTTGCGTTGCTCATAAGTGTATGGGCTTTTGACTGCCATTTCTTGCACATTCCACTTCTTTTGAGTGGCAATAAAATCGTCGCTGTACACAATGTTCTCCATAATGTCGTTCATAAGATACGCGACTTGCTTTTCGGTCATTCCTTCAATCTGTTGCATAGACTGCACGCGCAGGTATAGTTTGCACTGTATGCCGTAATTTCGCCTGTTCTTTTCTGCCTCTTTAAGCGCGTCCCTTATCATATCGGCATTGTTTGCCGTGAATATGAGAATTTGCTTTTTCGCCAACAAGCCGTTGTAAACCGCGTCAACAACATCTTCGAGTTCGCTGTTTATCCGCAGTTCTCCGCCGATAATAAGTTTGTCCCCGCTTTGGCTTGCAACCATAGGGGTATAGAACGGTCTTGCGCTCGATTTTGCGGTTTCAAACACTTGCCTATTTACGGTCTTTGCGTTCGTGCGCCTTGAAATCTTACCGTTTTCGAGTTCCTTTTCACGATAGTTTATCAGCGGAATTTTGTTCCGTAGTTTCTTATTGTTGAAAATATCGAGAAGTGTAAAGTTTTGCGAAAATCGGTTTGCCATAATTCTATAAAATGCTGTTTAGTGTGGCGAAATACACTTTGTAGGGTTTCGGGTTATACTTAATATCCATTTCGGTATCTTCGACGGAAAACAAGCGTTTACCAACCACAACAAGGTCATCGTGGTTTATTGTAATATCGTCGGTAAAATACTTGATATTCATCGACGACAAAGGAAGAATATTGCCCTTGATAAACTGTGTCGTAGTACCCTCGACCGCCCCTTTAATCATAAAGTCGAAACTGCCCACATAGTAATATTTGTTCGTTTGGTATCGGCTTATGTTGTTAAAACTTGCGTTGAGCAACACAATGTTTTCGGGCAATTCGGTCAGAGTTTCCCACGCAATACCGTCGTATCTGAAATATGTTGACTGATATTTCAAAATGGTTTTATTGGTTTCAACAATTACGGTTTCGCCCTCGGCTTTCGGGGTTTGCGAGAAAGTCAAAGTTTCGTTGTCGAAAGTCCAAAATTTCCCGTCGTCGGTTTTATAGACAATCGTAAGGTTTATGCTCTTTTCAAGCCCGATAAACCGCCTATAAAGCAAGCCCTTCGGCAGTTTTGCGGTTGACTTAAATTTCATCTTCATAACTTACCTACCATTCCGCGCCTTGCGGGATAACATTGTATTTCCCGTAATAGCGCAGTCCGAGCGTTTTCAGCATTTCGATTGCGTCCTTATGAAAGTCGCGCTCTTGATTACGCACAACATCTTCGCTCATATTTTGCATAGTGTCAAGGTCTATGCCCGCAACGCCCGAAATATCGCCGTTATCGAGCAAATACTCTCCCTCGATGAACATTGCCTCCAAAAAGGCTTGGCGGTATTCAAAGGGCGTGTAGCCCCTTATTCCGCGTACTGCGATTATGTAGTTAAGTTGTTGACGCGTGCTTTTGTTCGTATTGTAAATTTTGGTGTAAAACTTTCTTCTCAAAGCGGTCAGCCATATCCTAACCTTATCGGGTTGATTGCCGTCAATTTCGACTTCGAGATTTCTTCCCCTTTCTTGAAAATACTTGCTCGTAAGTTCGTATTGATGGTCTAAACCGATATAAACCGCGTCGTCATCGCTGAACGGATAGTGCAACAAATCTTCGCCCATAATGTCTATTTGTTCTTTTGTGTAAAACGGTGCAATGTATGCCATTGTTATTCTCCTTTTATGAATTGTTTTGAATAACTCTCGTAAGTTTCTTGCGCGTGTTTAGTGAGTTTTGTGTCGGGGTGCGTTTGCATATACTGTTCAATGTTGCCCGCCCTTGCTCTCAAAGTATATTCGCTTTGTGGCTTAATACCCTCGATAGGCGACTGTTCGGGGACGGTTTTCGCACCTTTTGTGCCGAGTTCTTTGCCCGAATAAGACTGCAAAACTTCCTTGCCCTTGCTTTCGGCTTCTTCTTTCATAAGTTTGCCTTTTAAGGTATTCTCGGAATGAACTTGCTTGTCCAAAGGCACAGCGGTCGTGGCAAATTTCTTCCCGTTACTTGCGGTGGCAATAACTTGAATTTTGTCGCCCGACCTAACATTGTCATTGACAATATATGTATATCCGTCAACGGTTTTGCCTAAACCTTGCCCTTTTGAGCCATACCCACATCGTGCTATCTTTGCCATAATAATTCTCCTTTATATTATATTATACGCTTTGGGTAAAAAAAATGGTAGGGAGATTATCCCTACCACTTCTTTGAATTAGCCTTAATTGGTCGTGCCGTCGTTAAAGCCTGCAACAGCGGAGTTGCCCGTTACGACTTTGCCGTCAATCGGCGTGAACTTGATTTTGTTCATAATCGAGGCAATGTTTGCCGCCGTCCATTTGTTGGCAAGGCTTGCGCCTGCGTCTTGGAGAACTTTAATCGTGCCACCGTGCAACACTTCTACGCCGACTTTCATCTTGGGAAGAATGTACACGCCACCGAAATAGGTGTTGGAGTTCGCGGTCACGGACGGTCCGACGATACCACGGCAAGTGCCTGCGCCGTAAACAATCATACCTGCAAGGCTGTCAAGCAAGCCACGAACTGCGGCGGTCGTTTCGTCCGCGTCGTTTGTAGTGCCGAGAATGCCCAGAGCAACATATACGAATTTTCTCGTAACTTTGTTGAAGATGAACATATCAACGCCGTCATACATACCGCACAAGCCAGTTCTGCTGTCGATACGAGCGGTTTCTTGTCCAGAGAACGGGTTCATAAAGCCCGTTGCAAGAATACGCGCCGATGCTTCGCTTGCGTTCTGCAAATATTGGCTCTTTAAGAGTTTGTTAAGTTGCGGGGTGATAAAGCCCTGTCTTTCGTCTGCGGGAACGGTAAATGCGCCGATTTCGGGAATACCGTCATTGAACTCTTCGTTTGCCGAAAGGAATGCATTAGGTGCGCTGTTTGCGTCCGTTGCGCCGACTGCGGGGTCAAATGCAAAGACAGAACTTGCGATTTCGTCTGCCGAAATATCCGCCGCAACAATCGAGCCGACCTGATGTTTCATACCTTTATCGAAGTTATCGCCGTTACGGAAGAAGCCTTCGATTTGTTTTGCGTAGGTGATGATGTTGATAGACATACCCGCCGTTTTGACAAGTTGTGCAAGGACGACCTGTTTCAGGGCGATGGGGTTGGAATAGATTTGCGAGGAAGTGATCGCCACGCCTTCGTCGTAAATCAAGTCAACGGGAATAGTGTATTTGGTTGACTGCGGAGCGTTGTTGAAACCGCCCTCGTTCTTTTGGTTGTGGTAAGAGCCGTTGTTGGTCGCGCCGAGTTGTCTAAATCTCGGAGCATAGGGCAATACCCTCATAACGTCAATGTAAGTAACGTCCTCAACGTCTTCCGTCTTGGTGTACTTATCGACAACGCCTTTTCCGTTGATGTGTTGAATTTCGGGGAAAATGTTTTCATATACTAACATTGAACTTGCGTGTTCAACGTCAAAACCGTTTACTGCTACAAATGCCATAATTGTATCTCCTTAAAATTGAATTTGTTTTTACAAAAACTGTTTCGCATAGTTGTCAAAGGTTTCGTTTGCGGACTTATCCTTTTCGATAACGCCTTGACGACTTATGTTGCCAAAGTCTTTGTTTTCGTATTTGTCTTTTAAGCCGTTAGTTTCTTCTTGCGACTTTGCGAGTTGGTCTTTAAGGTCGGTGTTTTCCTTGACAAGCGCGTCGAATTTTGCCTCAAACGCGGACAATCTTTCCATAAGTTCGTCTTTTGTTACAAGGTCTTCGATACGAACACCGTTCCCTACGGGTTCAACTTCCTGTACCTCGGGGTTTTCAGGTTTGGGTTCTTCTTTGGTAGTTTGTTCTTCCACAACCTGTTCTTCTTCAACAGGCTTTTCTTCTGCGACAGGCTGTTCTTCTACCTTTTCTTCTTGTTTTTTCTGTTCCACCTCGGGGACTTCCGTTGTTTTTTCCGTTGCTTTAATTTTCCACATAGTTTTACTCCTTTTTTGTTAGATTTCTGCTTAATTTCGTCTTTGGTTTCATCGAAAAATCTTCTACCAACTTGCGAACGGCGTATTGCTCTTCGGCAGTCGTCTTTTTAGAGCCGTAAAGCATTTACACTACTTACCTTTGTGCTTTCGTGCGCTTTTATATATTATTATACGCCTTTCTCAAAAAAAACTATTTATTCCACGATGACATCATAGTATCTTGCTGTTGGTCGCGCCTTGCTTTTGTTTCTTTAAGATACGCAATTTCTCGGTCTTGCTCGTCTTTTGTCAAGGCGTTGCCGTAAGTCATCTTAACGTATAATTCTTCGCTCATATTGCCTGCGCTGAAACTGTCGCCGTTTGCCTTTTGCCTTTCGATAAAAGGTGCTTGGTCTTCCGCTTTCAAGATTATTTCGACAGGACCGTGGTTGTAATAGTACATCATTTCCCTCAAAAGTTCGTTGATTTCGGGAGCATTGAGTTGAATTTGTCCTTTCAGCCACGTATCGCTCTTTGTTCTTTCGCTTACAATCTCGGTAGCCGTTCTTGCGCCTGCGCCCTCGCTCAAAAATGAGGCAATCGAACTTGCTGACACGTTGAGTTTGAACGCACAGTCTTTATAGATATTCTCCATTTGCGTACGCATATCGTCGCCACGGAGCAAAAACTGAATAGGCGTGATTTTATCACTATCGCCGTTTATGCTCGCAATCTTCTGATAAAACCTTTCGCTCAACGCCCTATCTTCATACGCGGGGTCGTCTTTGTTCCAAAACTCTTCGGGGACTAACGCTCTTGCTCTTGCAAGGTCAACTTCGTTCTTCTCAAAGTATTTCATTTGGTCGTATTGGAAGTTTTCCGTAAACAATATATCGCCGATAGGTTGTCCGAATTGCGTGTTCGGAATTTGCGGTATATCGTCCGTAAAGCGGAGAAGATAGCACCCTAATGAGTTTGTGAAAGGCAAGTATTGTTCTTCGTCCAAAACAACGCTTGGGAAGTGGGACTTCACGTATTCTTTTACTTTGGGCGGGAGATTTTTCCAGTTTACGCGTGTAGCATTGTTTTTCGGACGACTTTGGACTTCGGTTTGCAGGTTTGCGGAGGCTTTGTAAATACTTGCCTTTACACAGGGTTTGTTTTCTTCGTTGAAATATCTTTCTTCGCAAATACCGTAATGGTCTTTTTCACCGCTCGGGTTTGTGTTATGCACAGCGTCAAAAAACACTTTTACGCTTATAACCTTTCCGTTGGGGTCTATATCGGCAAAGAAAGTGTCTATTCTATGCGCTGTTGCATAGAGTTCCTTGTCGCTCCTATTGAGTTTAAGCAAGGAAGTTCCGCCTGCTATGGCGAATTTATGCGCTTTTTTGATAGCCTTATAAAACTTTGTTCTCTTTGCCCATTGCGTGGCGAACTGATAGTCTGTCCCGATGCCGCTGAAATCAATGCCGTGTGCAAAAAGCATATTATTCAAGCCCGTAGTAATGCTTTGCAACATTCTTTGCGGGACAAGTCCGCTTTGCTTGTTGTGGAAACCGTTTACCCACCCGTCATAGCACGACAAGCACCTGTTAAGGTATATAGCATAGAAAGAGTAATAATACTCGGGGGCTAAAAGATAAAACGTGTTATTCACATAGAAATCAAAGTAATTTCCGAGCGTATTATCGTTAAAGCCCACAGTATCAATATCAATAATTTGTTGGCTCATAAGCAATCTCCTTATTTTTGTGCTTTTTTATGGCTTTGGCTTATTTTCTTTCTTGTTGCTTGTCTTTGTTCTTCTTTCACTACGTTTGTTTGCAGTTCCTTAAAGAACGCGGCGAGTTTGTCGCTCGAACACACTGAAACGAGTTGCATAAACTCGTCAAAGTCTTGGCGCAAACCTTTAATTTCGCTCAAAAACTCACAAAAGCAGTTAAGAATAAGCCTGTTTGCTTGCGTTTGGTCGCTGATTGCGGATAAAATATCGTCTTGTTTCATTACATCAAGGACTTCTTTGTCGATAGTGCCACCTTCGGTTTTAATGTTTTCCATATTATTCTCCTTTTTTGTCATCGGTAAGGTAAAGTTTCATCAATGCGCTTGCGTTCCTAAAACTCTGTTTCGCTTGGATAAGTTGTTTTGTGGTTTCCGTAAGAACATTGAGAAAAGCAATTCGCACCGCCTCGTCTTCGGTTTTCCCAGAGCCTTCAAAGCCGATGTCTTTCAAAAATTCTTCTTCGGTCATCTTGGCGTGTCGGGAAAAAGTCTTTGCTATAATGAAATTCATAAGATTGTCAGCGGTTCTTTCTTCCGCCAACTGTTGTGCCTTTTTTTCGTCCATACAAATTCTCCTTATTTCTTAAAGCCTGCTAACTTTTTAATGTCGGTGTAATGCGCTTCTTGCTCGTAGTTTCTCTTTCGTATCGGGAAAGAAAGGTTATAGCAGTTGCTGTAATACGGCACAAGCGCGTACTCTAAACTATCGCATCCGTCGTTTTTAATACTCGGGTCTAACTTGCCTTTTTTGTATCTTTGCGCCTCAATCTCTTTCACAAGCCTATGTTTATTCGGTTCACCGTTCCACATAGACGTACCCTCGTTAAGGATAGTAAGCACATTATACGCAAAAGCATTCTTTATTATGCCGAGGTTGACGTCCTTCTTCTTCATCGTAAAGCCCTTAATGTCGATATACTTCCACATTTTCTTTCTCGGCGATGTTTTTTTCAAGTGCTTTAATTGTGCAATAAACGGGCTTGCCGCGCCGTCCACGCTCAAAATAGTATGCAGTTGATTATACGCTATCCCGTACTTATCGTCCAAAAAGCCCAAAAACTCGTCCAACAAGTCGCACTGTTCTGTCGGCGCAAGGGTTTTGTTCGTTTCCGACGGGTCGTCATAGCACACTTCAAGCGTTTGCGCCGTTCCGTCATCGAGTATTGCAACAGGCGTAACGAAAAACGTGTCATTCGCGGTCGCGTGGTCTATGCCTATAATAAGAGTAACAATGTAGTGTTCGTCTAACTGATAGGCTCTCTTGTAGTTCTTATCTCTTGTAAACTGCGGGAAAACAACGTCGCTCGTACTCGCAAATATGTCGCCCAAAAACATTCGCCTAAACTCGGTATAGTTGACCTTCTTGTAGTTCTCTATGTAGTTTCGCGTTTGTTCGTTTAACAGTTCCCATATATTATAGCAATTCGCATAAATATAACACCATTCGGGGTCTTGTTTTTTCTCGTTTACAAAGTCTATAAACCAGTGTCCTATCGTTTCGCTGTTTCCTACGACAATCATTTTCGCTTCCATATCCAGTTGGCGAATAAAAGTCGCAATAGACTGCTCAACCACGTTCGCGTCCTTATTTTTCTGCGCTTCTTCAAACAGCACCAAAGACAGTTTATTCTTTGTCGAAATACCTCTCGTCCTTTGCCCGCCCTTACTATCCGTAATCGGGTAAAAGAACGTCCCGCCTTTCTGTCCCTTATGCACCACCCTATCGTGGGACTTCGGAATATACCATTCGCACGACACTTCGTCGCCCACATCGTAGTTCGAGTTCTTCAAAAACTTCTCAATCTCGTTGATGATACTGTCCTTAATTTCCGTCGCCGTCGCCTGCAAAACCACAATGTCCCTGTCAGGATACTTGTTTATGAACACCCACCAAATAGCCACAAGAATACTCGTCTTGCCCGAAATACGCCCCGACGACAAAACAAAATATCTGTAATTGTCGTAAAAAATCTCTTTATACACATCGGGTATCAGCAAATTGTCCGCCGACAACCCGTTATTATTCAACAGTTCCTTGTCCATCTTCTACCACAAAATCTTTCGTTTCAAGCACAACCCTATTGCGCTCGTCTTCCAACTCTTCCTTTTTGCTCGCGTCAACAATGTTCACCGTTATCCCTCCTATCTGCAAGTTGTCAATGTTCGGCAACATATTCAGCCCCAATATGCGGTCAAGTTCCTTCCGCGCCTTAATTCGCACGTCCACGTCGTCCACTTCCTCTATCTTGACCTGCTTAATCTTCCCGCTCTCGTCTTTCGTCGTCGTCTTCTTGTAACTCTTTATCTTGCCGTTAAGTATGTCCCGATAAAACTGTATCCGCCTCGCCGTCTCTCCGTCCGCACCGTCTATCGTCTGCAACAACTTCTCCGCCTTATCCTGCAACGCCAGCGCATCCACCTGCTTGTTCAGCAAACTCTCCTTCTCCGTGAGTTCCTTCGCCCGCCTGTTCGCCAACAACCGCTCTATAAGGTCGCTCATTACCTTGTTGTCCCGCTCCATTATCCACGCCGCTTGACTTGCGTTCCTCGCCGCGTACCCACACATCTTGTACGACTGCGCCTTCCCGTACCCCTGCCCCCTAAAATCGACGTACTTCCGCTGCCGTTCGTTCAGCCCCTCGTACGCCTTTTGCTCATCTACCGTAAAACACGCGTATCTCTTCATATCCGCCTCCTCTTCTATTATTATACGCCTTGCGCTATATTCGCTATATAGGGGGGTTTGAAATGGACACCCTGCCGTTCCCTCTGATACCCAAGGGGGGTATGGGGGTACACCCTCCACGCACTCCCGCGCCCGTAAACGCCCTTGTATGACGCGAAAAGGTGTCGGACGTAAAATCTATCTACCGCGCCCATAAAATGGCTTGTAGCCGCCTTGTAGGGCTTAAAAAGGGTAACTGCGCCTTTCTTGGCTGTTTTCTGATGTCGGCGGCGGGCTGTGTACGTACACACGCGCGCACGCGTAAGGGCTATGTTTAGAAAACAAAACAAAGTCTTACTTTACTACGATAAAGCGTTAAACTATTCTCTGCTGTTTAGAAAACAAAACAATTTAGCGCACTAAATCAACAAAGTGTCTATCGTTGGTTTAGCACATTAAAGTGGAAAAGCGTTGTTTAGAAAACTAAACTCGGGCTCTCGGTCGGTCGGGTTCTTTCCCTGCTATCTGAAAAGCGGCAAACGGTCGCGGGCTCCGTACACGCGCGCGCGTTGGCTCCGCTCTTTCTCTTTCGGTCTTTTCTTATCTGAAAAAACTCTTTTTTCTTTTTCATTCTTTCTTTATATATTTCTTTCTTCTTTTTCTTTTTTCTGTAAAAGTTAATTCTTTTCTTGCTTTCTCTTTCTTAAAAAAAGCAAGTACAAGTAATATACTTATAGTTATTACTCAAAGTAAGTGCTTCTCTTAATAAAATAAATAATAAAAATAAGCAAAGAGATAATAAAAAGTATATATAACAAGGTAGATAAAAAGAATAAGGGCGCAAAAGCGATTTTTTGCACCCTATATAATTATAAAGTTTTGATTTCAAAACCTGACTAAAACCCACAAGGCAAAAGCAAGGCTTATAACCAAAATAAACGCCGTAATTGATAGGGATATAACCCATTGTTTACCGTCGCGTTCTTGTGGCTTTTCTCGGGCTTCTCCCGCCCGTTGTTGGTCGCGATGCTTTTCCCGTTCAAAGTCCAAACGCTCCCGCGCAAGTTTCAACTTTTCCCGCTCGATTTCAATTTTTTCGTCGGGCTTTTTCTCGCCTAACGCCTCCCGCAATTCGTCAAGGTTTATTTTTTGCATACGTCGTTCCACTCCCTCGCCTGTTTTTGTGCCTCCGCCCACGTCCCGCGCGGTTAGTTTCGCCATTCCAGACCGTCAACCGCGATTTCGTTTAATTCGTGCGCTTTCGCGCTCGCCGCGTCAAACGCTTTTCGGGTTTCGGCGGTCAGTCGCTCGATTTTGTCAAGATATTTTTCAATATTGTTGATAAATTTATAAGGGTTTACAACTTCCGCGACGGCTTCGGCGTGTATTATATTGTTTTCGTCAACGATTTTAGCGCGGTTTTTCGTCCAGATTTCAACCCCGCGCCCGTATGCCCCGCGCTCGTTAATGTTGATACAATCTTTCTCTTGCGAAAAATAATGAGTAGCGGGAAAATAACAGACATAGCCCCTTTCGCGCATTTCGTCGCGGATTTTTTCGGCGGTTTTCTCGCCGTGTTGTTTCCCGTCGTACTTTTTCAGGATTTCCGCAAGCGCACTTTTGCCCGTTTCAACAAGTATATAATTATAGTTATTAGTTAAAACTTTCCCGCGTGCGCTTATGCGCTCGGCGTTTTTTTGCAAGTTGTCAATTTCAAACGATGCAAGCCGCGCCGCGTCGTGGTCGCCCGCCTTGTGTGCGGCAATAAAAGCGTTGTCGGCTTTCTCGCGTTCCGCGCTGTTCGTGCGCCTTGTTTCCTGATTTATTTCAATTTCCTTTTTTATTTCTTGTAATGTTTTCATTTTTAGAACTCCTTTATTTTTATAATTTTTTGGTCTATGAGGTTTTGCAAAAGCTCCCGCTTGTTTTTGGAATATTGAAAACCGCCGCGGAAGATTGCCGCGTATAAGTCCGCGCCGATTTCGTATTTATAATCGCTTAAAAATAAATATAAATGTTTTCGCGTCGTGTTGGAGTAGTTCCCGTCGCTAATAAATTTTTGGCTGATTGTTATCCCGTTTTCAATCCATTTTTTAGAGATAATTTCAAACGTCTGTTTATCTGGTATGTTGTCAAATAAAATATAAATATTGTCTTTTTTTTCGTATGCTTTCATATTCACTCCTTCGACGGTCGCCCGCCTTGTTTTGTTGCCTTAATCTTATCACGGCGTCAACAGTTTGTCAATAACTTTTTTGATATACCGCCATACCAATTTTGATATACCCCGCACATATCAATTTCGATATATCACCATATCAAAAAGGATATATCCCGTCGGCTCTTTTTTTTCTATTAAGGCACCTCGTTTGCATTTTTCCAAAAACACAACCCCCTCCCAACGATTTTTTCTATCGTATTAAGGTGGGGGTGTCTTTTTTTTTAACCGCTCTTTTTTCCCTATTAAGGGGGGGCTACTTGTATTCTTCTGCGACTGCCTGCGCCTTTTCCTTGACCGTCCTAAAATGTTTGATGACCGTATTGTTACTGCACCCGATTATTGCGCCGATGGCTTTGCTGTCATAGTCTTGTAATTTAAGGTCTATTATTTGCCGCTCTACAGGCTCACAACGCCCTTTTATCTTGTTGATGATGATAATGTTCTCGTCTATCATTTCCGCGTCTTTTAAGGCGGGTGCAAGGTCAAGGGGGGCTTGCCGATTGCTTGTCTTGATTTCTTTGTTGTGCAGTCTTTTAATGTAGAAGTACACGCTCTTATAAGCATAAGTCGTCCACTTCGCGTGCTTGCTCTCGTCGTACCTTTCTAAACAAGTACACATATATAAGATTGCACTTTGCCTCAAATCTTCATCGCTCGACAGCCCTTGATTTTTAAGCGCAGTGTTCACAACCCATAAACTATTCTTAATAGTTTCGCGCTGTTCGTCCGATAACATACTCACCTCTTAAAATGGCGTTTCTTCTTCTACTTCTTCTTTCTTTGAGGGGACAAAGTTCCAACCTCTGACCGTGATTGCCCAATTCGTGCGCGCACGCCGTCGGTGTCGAGGCACGCTCCGCAAACTTTGAACATTTTTTTGACGTCATTAGCATTGATTGATACGATTTTCATTTTACACTCCTTCGGGTATTGCCCTTTCCTTTATTTCTACCTTTATTATACCACCTATTCCTGCGTTTGTCAACAGTTTTTCAACAATTTTATAAATAATTTTTCCCGAACACTTCCCGAAACTCGTCAATCGTCCAGCCGTACTCACGCATCGCCGTTTGTTGCCCGATTTGCTTCAACCCTGTGTCCGCATCCTGATTGTAGTGTACCCCGTTCGGCGGCTCGTTATGACACCAGTGGCACAAGTGGACGGTTAGTCCGTACTTTTCCGATTTCTTCCTGTTTGCCGTGCCGTTGAAAATATGGTGTCGTTCTATCCACTCCGTCCGTCCGCAAATGTAACACCTATCTTCGCTATCGCCCTGAATTATCGACTTCATACGCTCCTGTCCTGTGCGAATTCTATGTACTCCGCAGTGTTGTCTAACCTGACCTTGTAACTGTCGCCCCGCAACGACGGGTAAAGTTCCATAACCTTGCGCCTTGCTCGTCCGACGGTTTCCATTGACGGTAATTCTTCCGCCTTGACTAAATTCGCCAACTCGTTGAACGGGATATTGACCGAATATCCGTACTTGTTCAACACGAACCCATAAAGGACAAAATCGCAGTCCCTTGCTCTCGGCTTTTGCTCCAAAATTTCCTTAACAATCTCCGCTGTGTTCCGTATCTTCATTTTCGTTTTCTCCCAATATCTCCATAAGTTTAGCAAGGTGTTGTTCCTTGCGCTTATTCGGACACTCGATTACAAGCCGAATATCGCCCTTTGTA